CCGCTCGCTCGTTACGAAATAAACCAAGGCGAACCACAGGTAGCTTTTGGCTACGAGAACGCTCCGCCCAAAAGTAAGTACTATTTAGCGAAAAAAAATTTCGATCGATGAAAGTTTTTCCCGATGAGAGCTTCAAACCTAGAGCCTCTAAGCCCGTCGACCATCTATGATACTGTGCAAGCGTACCTTGCCACACAATATCATCGCCGTTAATCTGGAGCACGCCGTTGTACTCGGGAACTAACCACGTAAACGCGATATAGTTCTGCAGACAGAGTAACGGAAAGGAGAGTAATGAACCCATTAACTGTCCCCTTTCATGAGGTAATTTCTTACCATCACTCGAGATGATCTCTGTTCTTAAAGACCTCAAAGCGAAGTCTGCGACCTTATCATGGACCCCTCCTAGGTACCGGAGAGCCTCCCGTAAGACCGTTTCTGCAACGTCAATCCGAAGATTATCAGTTGCACTCTCATAGTCGCCCGAAATGAAATACAACTCCATCTCAGGTTGTGTCTTCCACTTACCGAATTTCTTGCCGTCTGCTTCTCCACGACATAACCATGGGCACTCCGACAATCGATCGTACAATAACCGATGCAGAGGACCGAGTAACTGATGTTCAGCCTCATTCATGGTGATGCCGCGGGCCTTACCTTGACTACACACCAGCCGAAATTCGACCGATGGCTTCGCATTAAACGCAACGAGGTCCCAGAATGGATCGCGATCATTTCTATGAAGATCTAACCATTCGGAACGACTCCATAAGTTACGTCCTTTGCTACCTCCCGAAGAGCGTGGGCTCCCCTGACAGGCGCCAAGAGATAGAGTCGAATATCTCACGTAATCCGCATAACTTCTTTTCGATTTACTCTCAAAGACTTCCCTAGTCTTCTCTTGAGCATGAGCGAGATAACCCTCTGGTAGGGTCCTATCGTCGTCACCTAGAAGTTCACACGTTTTACGCTCGACATCCTCCCCTATACAGGAACACGGAGCAGGTAACAGTTTCTTCGCTGAAACCAACGCACTCGCAATCGTAAGTTTCCGTTTCCGGTTTAACCGACAAAAGCCAAGGTTGGACTGGGTGTCATTATTAAATAGATGTGTCCCGGTGTATCCCGTTGTACCCCTATTTAACGCATCGAAGAGGCCAGCCGTAAGGACCTTAAATATCTTAAGGTGTTCCTTACAACTTAACGACTTCGAGTAAAAACGCCTCACCTCCCCGTCAGCGGAATTCC